CGTAGCCGAAGCGTCCGACGTTCCCGGCGTGATCGAGATAGATGGCATACGGCTTAGATTCGTGCAGTCTTTGGATTCTTCCCGCTTTTTGCTGGTAGGCGATGGCCGACTTTGTTGGCGAGCAATCAATCAAGCACCGAGTCTGCGGCGAATCGTATCCCACTCCTAGCAATTTCGAGCAGCTTAGAATCTTGAACTCTCCGGCTTCGTGCCCTTGGTAGAGTTCGGCTCTAGTCTTCTCATCCGTATAGCCGTCTATATGCTGCGCTGATACTCCGGCGTCTCGGAACATCTCTACCAGGTATTTCGAGTGCTTGATTGATGGCGAGAATGCGATCGTCTGCGAGTTCTCTCCGTGTTCTAGCCAGTTGCGAATAATATCGCCGGTGAGATGCTGGTCTTCTTCTGTAGCCCGAGCTAGATCGTCTGGATGGTAGTCGCTGCCGCCAGTCGAGAGAGCTTTCGCTTTGAGTCCCTTTGTGTCTATCTTCGCACCGCCGTAGTAATGCACTGGGGCGAGATAACCCTGCTCTAGTAGATCGGCGGCAGTACACGGAACGATCAGATCGTCCCAGTATTTTCCAAGCCCTTTTGAGTATGGAGTCGCCGAGAGCCCCACGAACTTGACGTTAGTATAGCGATCCATTAACGCTGTAACTGTCTTCCAGGGCGTATGTGCTTCGTCAACGATGGCGAAATCAAATTCTGGCGGGTTTCTGCGCCTGGCTATAGTCTGGATTGATGCTATCTGGATTTGCTTGCTTGGATCGGTCTTCCAGTGATCGGCTTGAATCACTCCGAAGTCTAGCCCCATCGCCTCGAAAGCATCCATCGTCTGCTCGACTAGCTTTACTCGGTCTGCCATGAACATGACGCGACGCCCGGACGCTGCCGCGCACTTCATCATGTAAGCCGCCGTTATGGTCTTACCAAATGAGCAGCAAGCGGCCAGCATTACCCGGCGACTACCCTGCTTGAATGAGTCGCGGATCATTTCGATCGCTTTGTTTTGATGGTCTCTTAGTTCCATGCTTTTCGCCTCCCGAGCGAACATTTTTGTAGTGCCTGTAAACGACGCGCACGTCCCGTCTTTTTCTCCCATAGAGACAGCAGCTATATCCTACTGCTAGTCCCTACGTTCGCCGAAGCGACGGCCAACTGGCCGGATACTCAATATCCCGATCCACAATGGTGAATCGACTCCCCGCTCAATTTCTTGAGCTGCGGCATTTGGATATAATCTCTCACACTCTGCCGATTTTAACTCTATGGGCGCGAGCCGTCAGACGGGAAGGACGGGCATCGCATTAGTGAGTGTTCGATCGTCGCCTTTCGGCTGCTGGTTAAAGCCCCAGCTCGGCATATTCAGAATTTCCGGTCTGAATTCATCGCACCGATTGACGAAATTCGCCAATTTGTAGTCAGATTCGCTATATATTGTGGTATTTCTTGACTCGATACACTATCAGTTGCGATAATTCCTGCATCGGAACCCGATGGGCTAACCTTGAGTAGTGCATCGGCAGAGTCCTATAACTCGCCCGACTGGTCACAGTATATACTGCGTTCCAAAAAAGAGCCAGAGACCTCCCGCTCTGGCTCTTTTTATTTCTTCTCGCTCAAACGCTTTAACATCATTTCTCGATTTTCTTTTCTAATTCTCACTCGCTCATTCCGAGTTTCAAACGCCACTTCTCGCAAGTTCAGCCATTCTGTCGATTTTCCTGCCGGAATTTTCGTGATCTTGCCGCCCCTGGCTAAATATTCCGAGATGTGCCGATTCAGAATCTGTCGAAGTTCTTCTTTTTCTTCAGTTCTGTCGATCAATTTATCATCTCCGGGCATGATGTAACCTCAATGCAACTTAATTTGACGTTCGCGAAGAATAGCTTTTTCGAATTCTTTACAATCCTCACAATACCAACCGGCTCGATAACCTTGATAATTTTCATCGGTCGAGCGATATTCAAATCCGATAATTTCTTGCATCACGCCACCGCATTTGCACGGCTTTTCTGTCAAATCATCGGAATTTTCGCTCATACAATTTGGCTCTTTTCGTGAATACTTTCTTTAGCCGATCAAGATACTCGGAATCAAATCGTCTTGGCGAGTTGTCCTGTTCTAGCTTCTCAACTCGATCCAGCCCGATACGCTCGATCAGCCCTGCCCGGTATCCTACTACATTTCCGCTCAGATACCGATTACAATACGCGAGCTGGCTGTGGCAGTTAAATAGATTAAATTTCAGCCCAGGAGCCGATCCCCGGCTTCGATAGTGCCCAGCATCAACCGCCCCTCCGTGCTTTATATCGCCCTGAGAGCGCCCACAGCAGATGCACGGCTTATCCCTATCTCTGGCCCTAATATATCGATTAAACGCTGCCTGGGCCTCTTTTACGCGGTCTGATCGCGTCTTGAGCCGTTCTTTTGTCTCTTTGAATTCTTTCTTCTCTGCTTTCTTGGCGATTTTCTTTGCTGCGTCGCTGCGAGAGAACTCGATCAAATGCTCCATCGAGCAAAATGCTTTAAGACTGCCGATCACCGCTGATTGGGCTTCGACTTTCTTTCTGCACAATGAGCAACGTCTAGTTCGCATCTGCTTTGCTGAGAACTATTTCAAGCCGCTCCATATCCTGCAAATCTTTGGTCACTATCACCTGCGCGTCGGTCTTTTCGATATGCTTCCCGATACCCGGATCGCCTTTTTTCACAGGATAGCCAGCCGACTCCCAGAAATCCGATTTCTCGGCGAACCCTAGCAAATAGACAGCGCCCTCGGACAGATAGGCCCAGACGTACAAATCGCACTGCTGATTGCGCTGAGAATTCGGAACTCTGAGCGTGTAGTAATCTTTCGGCTCTCCGATGCTCTTGCTGGTCTTTACGTCGATTCTATAGCCGCCAGCAATAAAGTCATAATCCAGAGAATCATCCGCACAATAATTGAAATCGATATCGACATCCATAAGCCACCTTCCGAACGCCATTTCACCCATCGTCCCGGTTATCTGACCGGAACCATCACTCATAATAGTAGTGGAGTTAAATGCCCTTCCCGTGTGCTTTCGGTGGGCGTATTGAACCCAACTCTCCCGGATTATTTGTTTGATCATTTGCTCGGCCACTCCGGTATTTTGATTGCATGCGTCTGCGCCAGGTGGCGAGAGATTGTTTCGTAAATCTTGCTATATTCGCCGCGCTCCGGGTCTTTGGTAGATTCTTCTCCAACCATTATTCGTTGAATCGGTCGCCAGAGATGATCTTTGCCTGACTGTACTGTCCAGGGTATCTCGATTTCTGGTTTTAGTGTCTTTTTCATGTCCAGGCCAGCGTCGTTTAGCGTCTGCGAGACCTGCGCTAACCAGAGATGTAGTGCTCTGTTTTGCGCCATTGTTCGCGGCTTCTTCGTCGTGTACTGAATGGCGATGTGCCCGTGCTTCTCGAACAGCTCTTCGATGTGCGCTATAAATCGCTTCTTCGAGTCTTCGTCTTTAACCGTCCAGCCTTCCATTTCACTCTCCCGTTTGATCTGCGTAATCCGTCCCAACTTTCTCAGGAATATGAACCTGGCACTCTATGTCTCGATGCAAACGCTTCGCTAGACTATAGGCAACTGCTTGCCCGGTGAACGACCGATCCGCGTCTGCGAATATGTGCAGGTTTGCCACCTGGCTCGGCGGCTCGAACTTTTCCAGCATCCCGGCGGTCGCTGCTGCCCAGCATGGAATCTTGAACTTCTGCATAACCGCCAGAGCTGTCTCGACGCCTTCGGCTATTGCCATCTCCACATAGATATCGGTCAGACGTATCGCCCCGCCAGTTGTCGGTCTGCACGGCGGCATGATCTTCTTCACTGATGGAACAAGCGCCTTTTGCCCGCTAGCAGATAGATAAGTGATGTGCATCGTCGCTGGTAGTCCGTTCTTATCTGAAAAAACGCAAACCATTGCCGGATGCTTCCCGAGAGACTTGCCGTCATTCCAATATTCGAGACCGGGATGGAATCCTATCTTCTTGCAGTTCGCCAGGCCGCGATTTCTAAGATAGAGAGTCTTCGCGTTTATCTGTGATCCGTGATCAAGACCTCGACGTATGTATTCGAGCCGCGACTTATTCTTATCGAGATTCGGTTCAGCTGGCTTGCTCGGCTTTATATCACCTACCATCTCTTTAATTTCCTGCGCGACCGCTGATTTGCTCATCCCGGTAATTTCTGCCGCTAAATCCCACCCGGAGCCGTTGCCACATTGATTGCAAAAGTATTTGCCGTCGCCATTGTGATTGGTGAATCTGAATCGATCCTTCCCGCCGCACATGGGGCAGGGAGCGTGTTTGCCGTTTAATAGTGATTGATCAATGCCGAGCCTGGAAAGTATCTCCTGCCATCGATTGCGCGAGATTTCCATTAAATCATTCATGATATAAATCTAAGAAATCAGCGAGACTCAGATCAAATACTGCCGCAATTTCGACAGCCCGTGATAATTTTATATCTTCGCTTTTTTGCCAGCGCGAAACCTGCTGTGGAGCGACTCCGATTTCCTTTGCTATATCGGAAATCCGAGTATGCGAACTAGCTTGTGCTGCCCGGATAGCTTTGCCGAAATCAACTTTCTGTGACATAGTGTACTTTCTCATAAACTTTCCCCGAAGTATTGAGCGCATTAGCCCAGCGAGGTTTCTCCAACTCGCTGGGCTTTTTTTTGCCTAGAACGGTATATCTTCCTCGAATGTTTCGCTAGTGTCGCTTTTTTGTTGCGGTTTTTCAACTGGAGCGTCCTTCGCTTTGAATTTCAGATCAAACGATGGCGATCTTTCGTGGTCGCTTTTGTTGCGGAACACGTTCAGCCAGTATTTTTTGCCGTCGATCTCGCAGTCGCCCTTTAGCACCATGTCTTGATCGTGACGCTGTTCGTGCCTCCATAGACCGCCGCGCATATTGTTATCGTATTCACTCATTTTTACTTTCCCTCTAGTTGATTTACACTTTGGAAGATCAGATGGCGGCACTCATTTATTGACTCGACTGCATCCGTCACTATTTCTTCCAGCGACTTGATAAACTCTTCGTCTCTTTTAACGCGAACCAGAAGCGGCTTGATGCTCTCGGCATAGCAGAGAAAATCGCACCACTCTTTTTCAGCGATCCATAACTGGCCCTGTACTTGAGCCAGATATTCCTGGGGCATCCTCTCCTTTTTTAAGAAGTCTCGCCAGTATTTAACCATCGTATGTGGCT